CTGGTGTCCGATGATGCTGTCGAGGTTCTGGAGCATTCTGAGTACCCCGATGAGAGCGCTGAGGTTCCTGCCGCCCCCCTTGTCGGTGCAGTTGATGCGGCAGGCTTCGGAACGCCCGGTGGTTCTCCCGCCGGCATGGGTGAAACAGGCGCGGCTGGACCTATGCAGGCCGGACAGCCTAATCCCATCGCGCCAGGTCAAGCCCCGCCTCCGGGTCCGATGGCCCCAGGAGCAATGGCAGGACCCGGAAGTACCTTTGCACTTGCGCCGGGCATTCGAGCACCAGTTGCAAACGGCGCGATACCCTTCGACCCGCCCGCCGGGGGCGACCCTGCGCTGGCTGGCTCGCCAGAAGGCGACCCCCGCCTAGGCATCGGCGGCAACTTTCCGCCGGAGCTTCTACCGCCTCCGATGCTTCACGACGTGAAGATCCGCCGCGTCACCCGCAACGGTCGTCTTCGCGTCGTCGCTGTCCCAGATGAGGACTTCGGCATCGAGAGCAGCGCCACCGGCCTTAACGAAGGCGAGTGCCGGTTCTGCTACCATCGTGAGACGCCGACCCGGTCTCAGCTCATTGAGCGCGGGTACGACGCCGACATTGTGGACGAGTTGGGCTCGGTCAACGAGACCTCGGACGCGTCTTCCCGTCGCCGCGGCACCTACTCGGCCCGATCGGATCAGAACGACGAGTTCGAGGACAAGGCCGGCGAACGCGTTGAGGTCTACGAGTGCTATGCGCTGATCGACATCGACGGCGACGGCATCACCGAGTGGCACCAGGTCGTCATGGGCGGCTCGTCCGGCGCGCAGAAGCTGCTGCGCCAGACCGAATGGGGCGGCATGCTCCCGTTCACCGACATCGTGCCCGATCCGGTCCCGCACGTCTGGCGCGGCCGCTCGCTGTATGACCGCCTCCGCGACGTGCAGCGCGTCAACACCGTCCTCTATCGCAAGATGCTGGACAACCTCTACCAGACGGTCGAGCCCCAGCGCGCCGTGGACATGTCCTCGGTTGAGAACCCCGACGCGGTGTTCAACCAGCAGCTCGGCGGCGTCATCCGCGTAAAGGGCGGCAAGGACGTCCGCTCCGTGATCGCCGACTTGGCCATCCCCTTCGTCGCGAAGGAGGCCATGCCGATGATCGAGGAAATGCGGAAGGTCGCCGAGCGGCGCGTCGGCGTCGGCGAGCAGTCCTCCGGTCTCGACGGCGACGTTCTCCAGGGGCAGGTCGCGACCGCCGTAGCAGCCACGCAGAGCGCGTCGGCGCTCCGCAAGGAGGATTACGCCCGCAACATTCAGATGGGCGTCCGGCGGCTTTATCAGGCGATCCTACGGCTCATCACGGAGCACCAGGACAAAGAGCGCACCATGCGGCTGCGCGGCAAGTGGGTGGCGGTCGATCCGCGCGGCTGGAACGCCGATATGGACGTGACCGTGAACGTCGGCCTCGGCGCCGGCAACCGCGACCGCGATCTGGCCATGCTCCAGGGCATCAAGGGCGCCCAGGAGATGATCATGCAGAGCCTCGGCCCGGACAATGGCTGGGTCGGCCTGAAGGAGTACAACAACACCCTGACGATGATGACGGAAGCGGCCGGCGTTCGCAGCGCCACGCAGTTCTTCCCTGAGATCACGGACGAGATGCTGGCGGCGATGGCCCAAAAGGCGGCTGCGAAGGCTCAGCAGCCTGATCCGAAGGCTGCGGCCGCACAGGCCCAACTCCAGCTTGCCCAGCAGAAGGCGCAGAACGACGGGCAGATCGCCCAGCAGCGGGCTCAGGCCGACATGGCGCTGCAGCAGGCCAAGGCGCAGGCCGACGCTCAGTTGTCGGGCGCCAAGATGCAGCAGGCCCAAGCTATCGCCGAGGCCAAATTGCAGGCCGACATGCGTGTCCGCGAGGCCGAGGCGCAGCACACCATGGATCTGGATCGGGCCAAGGCTCAGTCCCGCACCATGGAGCTGCAGATGAAGGCCCAGATGGACGCGCAGATCGCTCAGGCGAAGGCCGACGCCCAGCTTGAGATCGAGCGCGTCAAGGCTCAGGCGCAGATGCAGCTCAAGAGCGAGGAGCTTCGGATGGAGTACGCTCTGAAGCAGCAGCAGTTCGCGGCCGGGCTGCAGCGCGGCTCTAATCTGGAGTTCCCGGCATGAACCTCGGCATGAGCCTTAGCATGCCCGGCGCCGCCTCTGCGGATGGGTTCGATCCGGCTTTCTACGTCCAGCAGAACCCCGGCGTCGTGGAAGCCGGCTTTGACCCGCTTCAGCACTACCAGATGTATGGCGCGGCCGAGGGGCGGGCGGCGAACGCGACGGACCTCGCCAACGGTAAGTGGTCGCTGCTCAGCCGGGGTGACGCCCTCACGCCTGCGGCTCAGGCCACCGTGGACGCGGCGAAGGCCAAGAACGACGGGTTTTATGCCGCGGGCGCGAAGGACCCGCTCGCGTTCGACCGGGATTACTATCTGGCCTCGCGGCCCGACGTTGCACAATCCGGCGTCGATCCGCTCCAGCACTACCTTCAGATCGGCATGAAGGAAGGCTCGGCGCGAAACGCCTATGTCGCGGCGAACGGCCTGCCAGGCGCCGATCCGACCACGGGTATGGTTGGGCCTCCCTCAACGGAGGCGCCGCTTGACCCAAACGACCCCGCGTCGTGGGCGGCTTGGAGGCAGAAGGCCGCCGCGCAGACGCAGGGCCTCAGCCGCATGCCCGGCGTCGCACCCGACCCTGCAACGCTTAGCGCCGATCCGCTCGCGGTGCGTGCGCAGTTCTATCCGAAGGGCAACAACGCGGGGTTCACCCTGAAGAACCTCGGGCTGGGCGTCTGATGCAGAGCGCCGAGCACCGCGCGTCTGAGGCGGAGCGCCTGCTCGCTGAGCCGCTTCTCGTCAAGGCGCTGGCGGATCTGGAAGCCCGCTATCTGGACGAGCTGCTGAGCGGCCCGCCGACCGATCTCGCCGACATGGACCGCTGGCGACGCGAGCGCATCGACAGCATCAACACGGTGCGGGCGATCCCTCAGGCAGTTCGCGCCGCGCTCTACACAGCTACCGCGGAACTCAAGCACCGGGGCGGGGTGGCGTGAGCGCAGAGATCGTCAAGCTTCGTGACGGCGCGCCCCCGCTCAACGATGTGCCGGGCATGCTGCGCTGGCTGGCCGATGCGATCGAGGCCGGGGAGCACGGTGACGTGCAGAGCCTGTTCGCGCTCATACCTCGGCCGGGCGACTACCCAACAGTTTTTGGGTGGGGCGACGTAGCTGGGCAGAACGACCCGATCATCCAATGCGAACTCGCCAAGGCGTGGTTCGTCGCAAACCTCGTCTCCCGAGGCTGAGAATTCAAAGCTTCTGCGCCGTCAAGGCAGGCTGAGCGAACCGCACGCCTCCCGACGCGCAGTCGAACCCCGCTGTAGCAGCCTGCGAGGCTCGCCAGCGGCTTTTGGAGCCCACCATGTCAGATACCCCCAACCCAGCGCCTGCGGGCGCTGAGGCGCCGCGTTCGCCTGCTCCCAGCGTTTCGATCCTCGATGCGATGGGAGACGGCGACTTCGGCAAGCCGTCCGAGCCTGAGGGCGATGACGTTCCGCAAGAGGTCGAAGAAGTCGAGATCGAAGCAGCACCGGAGCCCGAGGGCGATGACGCTGAGATCCCGGCGGAAGGCCAAGACGAAGAACCGGCCGATGACGCGGCCGAGCCCCAGCCGAAAGAGGCACAGCCCGACGATGACGAGACCGGCACCCGCATGCACCGTCTGCGCGACGGAACGCAGGTGTCGCTCGGTGATCTGAAGAAAGCTTACGACGAAGCCAGGGGATTTCGGCAAGCCATCCCGCAGATCCAGCAGGAGCGTGCGCGCATCCAGCAGGAAAGGCAGGCGATTGCCGCTCAGCAGCAGCAGTTCCAACCCGTTCTCGCGCAAGTCGCGTCCATTCTCCAGCAGCAGATCCCGGCCGCACCAGATCCGGCGCTCCTGCATACCGACCCGATTGAGTTTCACAATCAGCGGTATGCTCATGAAGCCGCTCTGACCCAGCTCCGGGCCGTCAATGCCGCACAGGCCGAGGCCACACAGCGGCAGGCTGCACAGACGGAAGCCCAACGTCGGGCCTACCTCCAGGATCAGCAGCAGAAGCTTGTCGAGGCTATCCCCGCTCTGCGTGAGCCGGAAAAGGCCAAGGCATTCAATGCTGACTTTCAGGAAGTCGGCGCTGCCGCAGGGTTCACGCCTCAGGAGCTTGGCCAGGTCTACGACCACCGCTTGTTCAAGCTCGTTCAGCTTGCGGCCATCGGGCTCAAGGCGCAGCGGGCCGAAGGCAAAGCCAAGGAAGTGACCAAGACAAAGGCCGTCGTTGCCGCCGCAAAGGTGGTGGACAAGCCTCCCGTTCAGGCCCCCGCCGCAAGGCAGGGCGCCGGTGTTCGGGAAGCTCAGGCAGCGCGAGGCGCAATGGATCGGCTGAAGAAAACTGGTTCTCCGCGCGATGCGGAGGATGTTCTCTCCCGCTTCCTCTAAGGACACCTCATCATGGCCATTGTCGCCAACACCTATCTGACGTTCAACAGCAAGCGCAATCGCGAAGAGTTCGCGAATGCCATCTACATGATCACGCCGGAGGACACCCCGTTCGTGAGCATGATCGGCCGCGACAGCGTCGAGAGCACTCACCCCGAGTGGCAGACCGACACCCTCGTCGCCCCGAACGTGAACAACGCCGTTCCGCAGGGCGACGACTTCACCTACGGCGCCGTCACCGCGACGACCCGTCTGGGCAACTACACCCAGATCAGCCGCAAGGAGTACATCATCTCCCGCACCCAGGAGAAGACGCTCAAGGCTGGTCCGCAGTCGGAGCTGGGTCGCCAGCGCCGCAAGAAGGGCACCGAGCTTCGCAAGGACATGGAGGCGATCCTTCTGTCCAACCAGGCGTCGCTGCCCGGCAACTCCACCACGGCGCCGCTTCTCGGGGGTCTGCCGACCTTCATCACCACCAACGTCAACCGCGGCGCTGGCGGTGCGAACGGCGGCTTCAGCCAGGGCACCGGCCTGACGGTCGCGGCTACCAACGGCACGCAGCGCGCGTTCTCCAAGGCCATCCTCGACAGCATCATCATCTCGGCGTTCACCTCCGGTGGCACGCCGCGCGCTCTGATGGTGTCGCCCTACGTCAAGACGGTGTTCTCCACCTTCATGTCCGATCCGTCTGTCGCTCCCCAGCGCATGACGACCTCGAACAGCAAGCAGGCGACCATCGTTGGCGCCGCCGACACCTACCTGTCGGACTTCGGCACAATCGATGTCGTGCCAAATCGAGTGATGGGCACGTCGGCCGCCCTGGCTCGCAACGCCTACATGATCGATCCGGAGATGCTCTCCCTCGGTGTCTTCGATGACATCAAGGAAGTCACCCCGGCTGTGACCGGCGACGCGACCAAGAAGGTGCTCATCACAGAATATACACTTCGTGTGAACAATGAGGCAGGCGTTTCCGTTGCTGCCGATTTGTACGGGCTCACCAGCGCTTCGTAATTGACACGCTAATGGTGAACATCCAGACTCCTGTTATAGACAGGAGTTTGCGATGCCAGCCGTTGCACGAGACTTAACGGGTCTGCGGAAAGGAAAGCTGATCGTTACGCACAGGGTCGGATCACGAGGAAGCGCCCCGCTTTGGGCGGTGAAATGTGACTGTGGCTCTGAGCGTGAGATGACATCCGGTCAGTTGGCTGGAAAGACACAGTCTTGCGGGTGCCAAAAGGCCGAGAACAACAGGGCTCGACTGACAACGCATGGCATGGCCGCGGGTGGCAATAGCCATACCCGTGTCTATCGCATCTGGAACGCTATGAAGCAGCGCTGCCAGAACCCTAACCAGCCGCATTATGAGCGCTACGGAGGCCGAGGGGTTACGGTCTGTGATCGCTGGCAGAAGTTCGCGGACTTCTACGCCGACATGGGTGATCCCCCGTCCGACACACACTCCATTGACCGGATCGACAATGACCATGGCTATGAGCCCGTCAATTGTCGTTGGGCCACCCTTCAAGAGCAGGCGCGGAACAAGCGCCCACGCTCCTGATGGTGAGCTCCCGGTCGTCTTCCTCAAACGATCAGGAGCCGACAATGGCCAACATCACCCGTGAAGAGGCTGCCCGTCGCAAGGCCGCCGAAGCCAAACAGGATGTCGAAGAGAACGGCGGCGTGGATCTGCGCGTCTCCGAGAACCCGCGCGATCCCGTGCCGAACGTTGCTGATGGCGGGCCGAAGCCCGTCACCCCGGCGTCCGGCACTCTGCCGTTCGACACCAAGGGTACCGCTGCCCCGCTGGACGTGGTTCAGGAGGCGGTTGACCGCGCCGAGGCGCATGGCCGCGTCGAGATGCGCAAGGTCGTGATCCTGCGCGGCTATCAGCCGGTGACTGGCGCCTTCCTCAAGGAGGGCACCGAGGTCGAGGTGCGGATTGAGGATGCTCGCTTCCTTGAGGAGTCGGGCATCGCTCAGTCGGCCGAGACCTACAACGCGAAGCCGCGCTAAGCCATGAGCGACGACACCGATTGGTTCGAAGTCGGTGACAGTCCTGTCGTCCGCACGGAAATTCGCCTGCGCGAATGTGCGGACGGCAGCACTGATCTCGACATCCGCCAGAGCCCGCGCGATCTCCAGGTGTTTTTGGACCAGCTCGCGGCTGAGCGGGATCTGACGGATCAGCGCGGCTGGAAGGACGGGGCCGTGATTGGTCGCGTGCCGGACGCTTACTACCATTCCTCGGGGATGGCCCGAGCCCGGCTTGAGAACGACCAGGCCTGGATCAAGAAGTTCTACAACGACCCCGACCATGCGCGCCTGCGCCTCAAGACCGGCAGGCTCTGATGGCTCTCGACACTTACGCCAACCTGCAGGCTTCCATCGTCCGCTGGGCGATGCGGTCGGGCGACACCGAGTTCACCGCTCAGGTGCCGGACTTCATCTCCCTCTGCGAGAAGCGGTTCAACCGCACCCTGCGCGTTGGCGGGATGGAGAAGACGGCAAGCCTCGTGCCGAACGGCTCCGGCGTGATCACTCTGCCTGCCGACTATCTCGAATACCGCTCCCTCAGCGCCGGCATCTACGGCTATGACGCGCTGGAGATGGTCGCGCCGGATTTCGAGGTGGGGCGGTATGAGGGCGGCGGCGTCGGGCGACGGTTCTCCATCTCGGGCAACCTGCTTCAGACTTATCCTGCCGCCAACGGCCCAATCGCGTTGACCTACTTTGCCAAGGTACCGGCGCTGTCGGATGCCAACCCGACGAATTGGCTGCTGGCCTCGGCGCCAGACCTCTACCTCTACGGTTCGCTGCTCGAAGCCGCGCCGTACATGGAAGAGGACGCTCGGGCGTCGGTGTGGAAGACCTACTACGACACCGCAATGGCCGACCTTGAGGCCAGCGACGTGAGCGCCCGCTATGCCAACGGGCGCGTGCGCGTGCTGGGGTGCCGGCCGTGAAGCGGGGCAACGCCGTCTCGCCGCCTCAGGTGCCGGGTGATGCCCCCGCTTGGTTTCACCCGTTCGGCAACGACACCCAGAACATCATCGAGCAGCTACAGCGCCAGATCGCGGCGCTTGAGGCGCGCCTGAAAGCTGCGGGGATCGCATAATGGCATCAGTCGCGACCACCCGCCTTCGCCTCGACAAGCAGGCTACGGGCGACAACCCGAACGCATGGGGCGTGCGCCTCAACGCGGCGCTGGACCTGATTGACGAGAGCGCAGGCGTTTCGGTCGTTCCGGTCGCGGCCCCTGTCACACTCACGAGCAATAACTTCTCCTCGGACCAATCCCGCCGCGCAGTCCTGCGCTTCACGGGAGCCGGCGGGTTTCTCGTCACGGTCCCGAGCGTCGAGAAGCTGTATCTGATCGACAATCGGTGCGCTGCCGATGTCACGGTTGCGACGGTCTCAGGGCTAGCTGCAACCATCCGAGCCGGGAGCAAGGTTCCCGTCTACATCGACGCTGTGGATGCGTCCGTGGTTGATCCTTCTCTGGATCAGATCAAGCCGCCCGCAGCCGCGGTCAACCTGAACGGGCAGACGTTCACCAATGCAGGCCCCGGCGTCAACAACTCCGACCTTGCGCGGATTGATCAAACTGTTCCCGCGCAGGCGTCCCTTGCCAAGGCATGGGCCACGCAAGCGAGTGGCGAAGTCGTTGTCGGGCAGGGCTATAGCGCCTTCTATTGGGCCGGGCAGGCCGCCATAAGTGCGGCGGCCGCAGCGACCTTCAACCCGGCTCTGTTCATCGCAAAATCGGAACGCGGGTTCGTCGTGGGCTTGTCCTACGGCCCCGACGCCCTCGCATAAGGATCAACGACGATGGCATTCGCGCCCAACGCTATCCCGGCCTATGCGGTCGGCCCTCTCGAAGTCGTACCCGTGGCGCTGCCCGCGGCAGCCAAGACCACGATGACGGACACCACGAACGCCGTTCAGGTGCTTCCGCTCACGGGGACGGTCGCGAGCGGTCGCAAACTCGCCGTCCAGAAGCTCGTGGTTCGCTCCGTTGCTTCGCTCAGCTCCGGACGGATGATGGCGTTCCTGTACAACGGGACCACGGCGATTTTCGCCAAGGACATCGCCCACCCCTCAACGACGGTGTCCACCACGGCTGGCGCGGCCGACATCGACTTCGGCTTCACCGACGCAGATGCGCTCATCATCCCCGAGGGGTACGCGCTCTACGTTGGCTCGGCCGTGGCACAGGCTTCTGGCGCCGCCGTCATCGCAGGTCGTGGGAAGACCTTCTGATGCTCGACGCGCTTGAAGAGGGGCTCGCTCGACCGTTCGGGACGTTGCGTATTCCGAATTCGGATGCACCGAGGCCTTTCGGATCGCCTCCTCGTGGTATCGTCTTACGCCCGCAAGACGTCTTCCAAACGCTTCTTCGCCCAGCCAACACGATGCAGGCGGCGATCAATGCCCTGCCGTTCTCGGCTGACTTTCTAATCGATAAGGATCGTGTTGCGGCGACGGATTGGTCTTGGCGAGACTCCGCGACCGGTCTCGCAAATACCCTCGCCTCCAACACGACTGCAGCTCAAGCGGCGTTTGGGGGATACTCCGGCACGAACAATCGTGTCGTTCAGGCGCTCAAGCAAGCCCCAAAATTCTTTCAGCGCGTCACCTACACAGGGGATGGCACGTCGGGGCGGCAGATCCCGCACGGTCTCGGCGTCAAGCCGGGCATGATCATTGTTAAGTCGCTGGTTTCATCCTCCTACAATTGGTGGGTCTACCACGCATCAATCGGAGCCGGATCTGGACTGCTTCTTAATGCGACCGACGCAAGCTCAGCACTTTCCGCTTTGTGGAACAACACAGAGCCGACTGCATCAGCATTCACGCTTGGAACGTACAACCAAGTAAACCAGAACGGTGGTCAGTACGTCGCCTACCTCTTCGCCCACGACCCCGACACGAGCGGGATTGTTCAGTGCGGGAGCGGGAACGCGACCCTGCCGTGGGCGCCGCAGTGGGTGCTCTACAAGGACGCTGGTGCTGCGAGCGACTGGCGTATCCAGGATGCCGCGCGCGGGTTCACGCCGGCAGGAGGTGCCCCTTCTCTTGCGCCTAACCTGTCTGCTGCGGAGGCTGTGAACGGCGCGCTCACGGTGTCGGGCTCGACCCTGACTTTCAGCGGCTCCACAACCCCCGTGTGGTGCGCCATCCGAGCCTCTATCTAGTGAGCGCTGTCATGGCTGATCTCTATGCACCGATCACGCGTAAGACGAGCGTGCTTGCTGGGTCGGCCGGACCGCTCCCCTACGCCGTTGCGAACTGGTCGGACGAAGCTCTGCGCAACCTCGACGGCGTTGATCCGAGTTTCGGGTTGGTGGGCCTCGCTTACTGGCCCGTCATCGTCACAGATCCGGCGTTTAACCCCGAGGCCGAAGCTCTAACGGATGTCGTGACGCTTGGGATGCCCGATCCTGCGACGTTCACGGTGCCTGGGGCTCGTGGCAAGCGTGAGCTGACGACGGAAGAGATCATCGCATCGGTCACCCCCATCATTTCGTCGCGGCAGTTCTTCCAGCAACTCGCAAAGCAGAGCGACATCAGCAAGGACGAGGCGCTGGCGTATGTTCGGCAGGGCGCGCTTCCGAAACGGTTTGATGACGCGATCAACGCTGCCCTCCCTTCTGAGGCGCAATTCGACGCTCGAATGGCAATCATCGGCGCCAACGAGTTCGATATCCGCGTTCCTCTTTCGTTGCAGCTAGGCGCACTCCTCCAGAAGTCACCGGCCGACATGGTGTCGATCTGGAAGCAAGCCATTCAGCTTCAGTAGGAGGCGATCATGGGTCCGCTCTACAACTTCGGCATGCTAACGGCAGGCGCACCAGACTTTTCTCGGCGACAAGCCTCAACTCCAGTCATGGGCAGTGCTGTCGCGCCATCGCAGAGCGGAGCGCCGGCATGGCAGCAGGCTTACGATGCATTGGTCGGCCAAACGCCTAACTTGAATTCAGTGAGCATGAACGATGCATTCTCCGGGCCGGTGGACGCAGGGTGGATGGCTGATCCTTTGTCGGATGCCTACACCGGACCGAACTCTGCGCAGTTTGCTCAGATCAGGGCGCAGCGCGCGGTTTATATGGCCGGCAATCCGCAGGGGCAGTCTCAAGGTGCGATAGATCCGAATTATGCCGCGAACCAAAAGGTGCAGCAAAGCGCCTACGATCAGTCGAACGGCGGCGGTTTTAACGGCGGCATCATCAACGCCTCATACGGCACGCCTTTCGGCATGTCGGGAGGCATTGGATCTCCAACTCAAGTCGATGGCGTGAACATGCCGGAGACGCAGCCCTGGGGCATGGCCGGGTACGGCGGTCCGACCGGCGCCGTGTCACAGGGCGGCTTCGGCACGGGCTTAATGGCACAAGGCGCCAATCAAGCTCAGCCTTCGGGGTGGGGTGGTCCGTTCACGAACAAGAACCCCTGGGCGGCCTCCTGATGCTCACCAAGATCCAGTTCAAGGCCGGCATCATCAAGGACGACAGCGCCTTGGCGGCCGAGGGCGGCTGGGTCGATAGCGACAAGGTGCGCTTCTGGCGGGGGCAGCCTCAGACCATCGGGGGCTGGCAGTTGCTGAGCACCGAGACGTTCAGCGGCATCGCCCGCGGCGCGCACGACTGGACGGATCTCAACGGCAATCCGCTGATGGCCTGGGGGACGGCGGGCAACCTCTATGCGCTGGTGGGCGGCGCTCAGGTCGATATCACCCCAGCGCTGGCCTCAGGCGTCCTCACAGCGCCGTTCGCCACCGTCAACGGCTCTCCGGTCGTCACGGTCGCGAGCCCGCTCCACGGGCTTGCTACGGGCAACACGGTCACGTTCACGAACGCCTCGCCTGTCGGCGGGCTGACGCTCAACGGCAACTATCCCGTCTCGGTCGTCAACGTGAACTCGTACACGATCACGGCCGGCTCGAACGCGACGGCGACCGTGACGAGCGGATCGACGGCCACCGTGGACTACGTGGCGCCGCTGCCGACAGGAAACGTGGACGGTCTCGCCATCGGTTACGGCTCGGGGCCCTACGGCACCGGCCCCTACGGCGCGACGACGGTGACGGATACCGATCCGCGCATCTGGAGCCTCGACAACTTCGGCGAAAACCTGCTGGCGAACCCGCGCGGCGGCGGGCTCTATGAGTGGCAGCCCTCGTTCTCCGCTTTCAATCTCGTTCTTAACGGCGGCTTCGACGCCGATACGGCCTGGGCCAAGGGCACGGGCTGGACGATCTCAGGTGGAGCGGCGAACAAGGCGGCGGGCACGGCCTCGCTCCTGAGCCAGAACCTGCAGAACCTCGTCACGCCGGGCAAGACCTACCGCGTCGTCTTCACCGTCGCGCTCACGGCGGGCACGCTTCAGTTTCGGATGAACGCCGGCACCCCGACGCCAGCGGTGATCAACGTCGGCGCAGCCTCGACCGCGATCACGCAGTCCGGCACCTACTCGCGCACCTTCCGCGCGCCGGCCGCGCTGGTGGATATGGTCTTCTCAGCGGATGCAGCGTTTGCAGGCACGATCGACAACGTGTCGGTCACGCTGGAGACGCGAGCTTACCGGATTGATGAGGCACCTCGCAACATCGACTGGATGTTCGTGGACCCGAACCGCTTCGTCGTGTGCCTCGCCTGTCAGGAGACGGACGGCGACTATAACCCGCTGCTGGTGCGGTGGTCGGATCAGGAAAACAGCCGGATTTGGGTCGCAGACGACAACAACTTGGCTGGGGAGATCTCGCTATCGAGTGGCGGGCGGGCGCTCTGCGGCCTCGCGGCGCGGCAACAGAACCTCATTTGGACCGACAACGCCCTTTTCTCGATGACGTTCACGGGGACGGCCGATAGCGTGTTCTCGTTCAAGCTGCTCGGCACCGGCTGCGGCATCATTGGGCGCAACGCGGCGGTGGAGCACAACGGCATCGCCTTCTGGCAGTCGCCTTCGGGCTACTACATCTTCCAGGGCGCCATCCCGCAGAAGATCGATTGCCCGGTTGAGCGGGACGTGTTCGACAACCTGTCGCCGCTGCAGAGCGAAAAGATCTACGCAGGCGTCAACACCAAATATTCCGAGATCTGGTGGCTGACGCCGGACACGCGTGACGGCGCCGGTCTCGAATGCTCCCGCTGCGTCGTCTACAACTTCATCGAGCAGCATTGGGCGACGCACGCCTTCGACCGGACCTCGTGGCTTTCGGCGGGCATCTTCCCGGACCCGACCGCCTTCTCCGCCGCGGGCTTGGTCTATTCGCACGAGATCGGGAAGACGGCTAACGGCAACCCGATCATGGCTTCCCTCACGACGGCCTGGTTCGACGTCGAGGATGGCGACCAGCTCATGGTCGTCAAGGAGATTGTGCCTGACTTCGATGATCAGGTCGGACCGGTTCTCTTCGACGTCACCTCGCGGCGCTACCCGAACGCGATCGATACGTTGACCACAACGCACACCTCGACGCCGACAACGCCGCACATGCGGATGCGCGCTAAGGGAAGGCAGATCAAGCTGGCCCTGCGGTCTGCCGTGTCGCCGGCATTCTGGCGGCTCGGGGCTCTGCGCCTGAAGGCAGACAAGGCTGCCGCTCACAGGTGAAGCCGCAGGAGTGGTTGGCCGCAGAGTTTAGCCCCTGGCAAATTCTCCGTGTAGCCGCTGCGCGGCTTCGATGTATGCTTGGTGCGCCTGTTCTGGCGTCGGGAACGTTCCGAGGCAAAGATATTTGCCCGCACGCATTATTTTGGCTTGGAAACTTTGCCCGTTCTTCTGCGGCCTCACTCCTTTGGGCCATCCTTGCTTTGAAGCCCTAACAAGATTTGCAGCGTTCTGAGTAGGAGTTGCTAGCCTTAAGTTTTCCCAGCGATTGTCTATTCTGTTCCGGTTTTTATGATCGATTTGCGATTGGGGCCAAGCGCCCGTTTTTAGAAGCCAAGCAATGCGGTGCACTCGATATGAGCGCCGGTAAACTTCGACTGAAATGTAGCCTTGCGTGTCAAGGCAGCCGGCTAGATCTCCGCATCTTCTTGACCTCCTGTCGATCGCCCAAATCAAGTCGCCCGTCGATGGATCGTAATGAAATATCTTGGACGCTTCTTCGTAGGACAGCTTCTCTGGCCTCTTCTTGGATGGCATCATGATCCCCCAGCCAAGTGATGATGAACATCATATATGGCTTGAATTTAACTTCAACCGTTGCTGGCCGTGGCTGGAAGCGGCCTTGGCTCAGCAGCCTCTTAAGACCCACGAACGCGAGCACATCTGGGACGCCCTGAAGGCCGGCGACTGCCAGCTATGGCCGACTCCGAACAGCGCCTGCCTCACCGAGATCAAGGTGTTCCCGACCGGGCTCAAGAGCCTCAACGGCTGGCTGGCCGGCGGCGAGATGTCCGAGGTTCTGAAGACCGTCGCGGTGATCACGGAATACGCCCGCGAGATCGGCTGCGACGCCGCCACCATCCACGG